TTCTTCAGTCTATGTCTGACGGACTCGGTGCATTAACTCCCGCTATTTCTTATGTTACTGTTGCAATAGGAAACGGATTATTTTCTGCAATTCAGACAATTTATAATACTGCAAGTACAGTATTTAACGCTGTAAAGAATGCAATTCAAAATAATCAGCCGGCAATAGAACGACTTCATAATGCGTTTGATAATGTCAGGAACAGCATTGTAAACGCATTCAGCGGAAACGGTACTGAATTAATTCAGACACTTGCAAATGTAGTAGTACCGAATTTGTGCAATTCACTTGTGGCAGTGATGAATATTGCTTCGGGTGTAATATCCGCTGCAAGCACACTTTCACCTGTGATTGCCGGAATTGCCGGAGCGGTAACCGCATATAAAATTGCTGTTGCGGCTGCAAATGTAGTCGAGGGGATAAGAAACGGACTAATTGCATTTTCTGCTGTCATGACAGGAACGCAGGCGGCTGCTTTTGCACCGCTTACAACTGCGACTATCGCTCAAATTGCCGCAACTCAGGCACTTAATGTGGTGACGGGAGTGTTCGGTGCAATAATGACGTTTGTCACATCACCGATAGGTCTTGTTGTTATTGCTATCGGTGCGGTTATTGCGGTGGGTGTTCTGCTCTTTAAACATTGGGACAAGGTAAAGGAAACAGCGAAAAATCTCTGGAACGGTATAAAGAATGTGTTCAACGGGATAAAAGATACAGTTTCAAATGCTTGGGGCAAAGTCAAGGAAACTGCAGCAAATGTTTGGGACGGTATTAAAAATACGGTATCAACAAAACTGAATAACATCAAGAATGCCTATCAGGAACACGGCGGAGGAATAAAAGGTGCAGTCGCCGGTACTATGACAGCAATAAAAGAATATTACAAGACCGGCTATGATGCAATAAACTCTCTTACAGGCGGAAAACTCGGACAGGTTGTCGAGAGTGTAAAAACAAAACTTTCTCCTATGCTGAATACTGTCAAAGAAAAATTATCAGGCATAAAAGATGTATTTGGCAGTGCCTTTTCAAAAGCCTTTGAATTTGTGAGAAATTCATATAATGAAGGTGCTTTGAAACCGATAGTGGATAAATGCATAAGTGCATTTAACGGAATAAAGACAAAAATCAGTGAGAAGTTTAACGGGATTAAAGAAACTGTCGGAGAAAAGTTATCGTCAATCGGTGATGTCGCAAACGGAATAAAGAACAAAGTTGCGGAGAAATTTACTTCGATAAAAACCGCAATTACTGAAAAATTTGCAGAAATAAAAACTTTGGTAAGCACAGCACTTGCTCCGGTTAAAAATGTAATTTCCGAGATTGTAAATGACATCAAAGCAACTGTCAGAAAAGTTATTGACGGCATTAAAAATCAAGTATCCGATACCGTCTTAAATATACAAACGGTAATATCGAATATTATAGGCGGAATAAAGCAGAATTTTCAAATGTTCTTTGATAACATAAAGTCTGTTTTTGAAAATATAAAAACGGCGGTGGCAGGAATATTTGAAGGCATTAAAACAACAATATCCGGTGTGTTCCAAGTGATAGTCGGTATATTTACATTGAACACAGAAACTATAAAAAACGGTGTGCAGAATGTGATAAGCGGAATTACATTAATAATTGACGGTGCGAAGAATGTTATAATAAATATTTGGAATATGATAACATTATCCGCAGGACTTGCTTTTGACAATATAAAGACGGTTGTAACGAATGTTACAGAAGGAATTAAAACAGTAATAGACAGTATAAGAACAACATTTCAGAATGTGTTTAATTCAGTCAAAAACACGGTGTCAGGCGTCTTTAATTCAATAAAGAGTATAATAAGCAATGTATGGAACGGGATAAAAGGTATTATTAAAACTCCACATATTGTGCAGACGGGAACTATCAGTATTGCCGGTATCAATACACCGATACCGAAATTAGGCATACAATGGTACGCAAAAGGCGGTATTATGACACGTCCTACAATGTTCGGTATGAACGGTGGTTTCCCTATGGTCGGAGGTGAATCCGGAGCAGAGGCAATTCTTCCGCTCGACAGATTTTGGAACACACTGCAGAACTATATGAAACCGGTGTCTGCAAATGAGAAACCAAGCATAATAAACCAGATAAATGTTACTGTGTATTCAAACGGTGAAGATGATGATACTTTGGCAAATAAGGTGGCAAAAAGAATTGTTGAAGTGTTGGAGAATATGTGATTTTTGTGGCTGTCAACTCCTGACGGCTTTTTTCTTTGCAGTTTTTTAGGTCGGAGGTGCGAATTTGGATATATATTTGAGCGTAAATAACAGAGCGGATATATTGAAAATTCCTGTTTTGCCGTCACAGTTTACAATAAGCAAACCACAGTCAACCGAAACATTTGAAACGGTATCGCACGGCGAACTTATGCTGATAGGAAGTCCGAAATTAAAAAGTATTTCTATTTCAAGCTTTTTCCCGATAAGAGATTATCCGTATCTGCGTGATAAGTCAATGAAGGGGTGGGAATATGTATATAAAATTGATACATGGATAGACCTGAAACTTCCTATACGCCTCATTATTACAGAAACACCGATAAATATGGCTGTTGCGGTCAAGGACTTTAAATACACAATAAAGACAGACGGTGACCTTTGGTACACACTTGATTTAGAGGAGTTTAATCTTCTGAATTATGAGGACCAAAACAATGCGGAGGATGAAATTGATATGGAAGAACTTAATAAACTCAAAGAACAAGTTGCATACCTTGTAGGACTTGTTGAAACCCTTGCAAATCCAATGATATATAACTATATTGATGAAAACATGCCGGAATGGGCACGAAAGAGTGTTCAAAAGGCTGTTGACAAGGGTGTACTCAGCGGGACGGACGAAGGATGGAATTTAAAATATGATGATTTGCGTGTAATTGTGTGGTTGGATAGATTGGGGCTGCTTGAATAATGTCATCGGGATTTGATGTTGCGGAACGTGCAAGAAAAGAAATGCAGGAAATAGGGGGCAAGTGCGGAAATAACAATAAATACACTCATTGGTATTCCGACAATGTTGAGAATATAGGATATAACTTTTGGTGGTGTGCGGCGTTTGTAAGCTATGTTGTAAGACAGTGCGGTGTTCCGACAAGTATAGTTCCTAATTACTCATACTGCCCTAACTGTATTGATTGGGCACGAAAAAACGGCAGACTTCATTCAAAACATCAAGTTACAAACGGTACATATACACCTCATGCAGGAGATATATTTCTGCGTGAGGGACATACCGGAATAATTGTTTCTGTAAGCGGTAACAGTTTTACTACTGTTGAAGGCAATACAGGAGGGACAAGCAACTGCAGAACTGTGGGGAGTCATACATGGAGCTTTGCAGGCGGTAATTATGATTATGTGTTTAATCCGGAATACTCTGATAAGTCGAACGGAACATCATCTTCCGGAAGTATGGAAAGCTATATGTATTCGGAAAATTCATACGGCGGAGAAAAAGAACCTACGGCTGTATGGAATAACAGAGTTAAGGAAAACATTCATCCTGCAATGCAGAACCTTACTCCTATTACGCCGACTGATGAACTGAGAATGTATGCAAATGATACCGATATAACCGAAATGATAGGAAATCTATCGTGGAAAAACAGTATATATGAACTTGCAACTACAATGTCTTTTGATATAGCGAAAACTGATGCAGCATATCTGAAAGATTTGATGTACACACCGCAAGTCGGCGATATTATCCGAATGGTAACAAATGCAGAGATTTTTCGGGGAGTAATAACTAAGGCAGATGACGGTGACAAGAACAGTAATAAGTATACTATTGCTGACCTTGGATGGTATCTTAATAAAACAAGTCAGACATATCAGTTTAAAAATATTTCGGCAGCAAATGCAATCAAAGAAATCTGTAATGATTTGTCTGTATCTATTGTAATGCTGCCGGAATTGACTGCAAATATAAAGCAGATATATTTTGATAAAACCGTATCGGATATACTCAAAGATATTCTTGAAAAATGCGGCGGGAATTATAATTTTGATTTTGTGCCGGAAGGATTGAGAATATACAAAATCGGAGATTTGACTGCTTATCCCGAATTTCAGGTGGCGAGTAATGTAAGACAGGGATATTCGATTGATTATAGAGACAATGTAAGCCATAGCACGTCTATTGAGGAGATGTACAACTCTATTAAAATAACCTCTGAAAAGGATAATGTGTATAAGGAATTGATGGTTTTGCAGAACCGTGACCTTATTGATAAATATGGCTTTTTGCAGAAAATAGTTAAGATAGATACCGAAAAAGAAAATGCCGATACAGTTGCAAAACGCGAACTTAACGAAAATGCAAAGGTGAATGAAACTTTTTCGTTTGAAATAGTAGAGAAATATGACAGCTATACCAGAGCCGGAGAAGTTATATCGGTAGACGGTGTAAAGTATGTAATTGAAAGCACAAGTCACAGTTATAAAGACGGCTGGCATTTTGATAAACTGGAGTTGAGTAAACTTGAATGAACAGTTGATTTAAAATGAATTTTATGGTATTCTAATTATAGTTGTTTATTAATTGAGTCAAGTTTCTTTATTATAAAAGAACTTTAGATAATATATTGGTATCTGAGAGAGATTGGTATTGAATTTTTTTATGGAAAACTAACAAAAGGTGATTCTATCGAAATAATACTCATATTGTAGTGGTCTTAATTGCATTTATAGGTTGATAGAATGATTGAAATAAAGTGTATGTAGTCGAAATATCATAGAATTATAGATGAGGTTTAGATAATGGATATAGAAGAAATAGAGAGAGATTTTATAAAATATATAGAAGAACATAAAGGTATACAAAGTACTTTTGGAACCTTAGAATTTAATAAAAGCAATAGAATTGGACAAGGTGGAAATGGATTAGTATATTTAGCAAAGATAAATGGAAAAGAGGTTGCGGTTAAATTTTTAATATCAGATTCTAAAAGAAAAATAACAAGATTTAAATCAGAATACTTTAATACAAATTATCTAAAAAATGAATTGTGTAATGTTGTTAATATGATACATTATGATGAGTTGAAAATTAGAGATGGGATTATAGTGCCTTACATCATAATGTCTAAATATTCAAAAAATTTAAAAAAGTATAAAGAGAAAAAGAGTGAAGTAAATGAGGAAGAATTTAAATGTCTGGTAGAATTTCTTTTTTCAACATTAGATTCGATTCATAAACAAGGAATTATACATCGAGATATCAAGCCAGAAAATATATTGGTGGATGAAAAAGAAAAATTTGTACTTACTGATTTCGGAATTGCACATTTTGAAAAGAATAATTTTCCAAT